ATGGTTGGATCCACTGTAGTAGGCTTCTTTGCTGATGGTGGTGAAGGGCAAATGCCTATGATACTTGGATCGTTGCCAGGTATTGAGGATAAGGATCCAGCTAAGCACGATGTTACTCTGCTTGCTCGTGAGGTGAACCCACTAAATAAAAATACAGTTGGTCCCGAGCCAGCTTCTGCGTATTCTGCGACATATCCCTATAATAGAGTATATCAATCAGAAAGTGGCCACATCATTGAGTTGGATGATACTCCCAACAAGGAGAGGATTCATGTTTTTCATAGAACTGGAACCTATACTGAGATCAACCATGAAGGCAGAAGAGTTAATAAGATAGTTGGAGATGACATCGAAGTCGTTCTCAAAGATAAGACTGTTTACATTCAAGGCAATGCAAAAGTAGAGATCAAAGGTAATGTGGATGTTAAGGTTGATGGAAACTACAACCTCAATGTTTCTGGGGATATAAAGATTAATGGGAAAACAATCAATCTCAATCAAGGCTCGAATGGTGCAGCTCGAGTTGGTGATACAGCTGATACACAGGATCCTGGTGGAGCTGTTGGAACTAATAAGATTGAGTCTGGATCAAGTACAGTATTCATAGGCGGCTAATATGGCAATCGTAGTAAGAAAAACAAAAACAACTCCGCAGACAGCCAAGCCGCTAGTCTATTCTGACTTCTATTCTAATTTTGATTTAGAGTCGGTCAAGAAAGACTTGCTTTCATATAAGAACGAAGACTCTGTTAAAAGATCTATTAGAAACATCCTCTTAACTGATAAGGGTGAAAGATTCTTCAATCCTACATTTGGTAGTGATATTAGAAAGATGTTGTTTGAGAACTTCTCACCATCTACAGAGCAAGTCGTTGGTGACTTAATTAAAACCGCAATTGGAAATCACGAGCCAAGAGCAAATGTGATCGATGTCAATGTTTCTGGCAACCCAGACCAGAACTCGATGTACATTAATATTGTTTTCAGCGTAATAAATAAAGCTGAACCTGTTACCTTAGAACTCATTTTAAATAGGATCCGATAAATGGCTAACACCAGCATCGATCTGGTTGGACTAGATTTCCAAACAATCAAAACAAATCTTAAGACATATCTTAAGAATAACACAGCATTTAAAGATGTAGACTTTGAAGGGTCTAACATTAACACGTTGGTTGACTTACTGTCATACAACACCTATTTAAATTCCTTCTACACTAACATGGTTGCTAGTGAGATGTTTATCGACACTGCACAGTTACGAGATAGTGTTATTTCACATGCCAAGTCTTTAAATTACACTCCAAGATCTTTTGTTTCCGCTAGTGCAGAAATTGCTTTGACGGTAACTCCTTCTGCTCCTGACACAAATGTAGTAATTCCAAAAGGAACAACTTTTACATCAAGAGTTGGGTCAAATACTTACACGTTCTCTACTTCAGCAACAGAGGTGATTAATACGTCGAATAACGGTGTATTTACGGCTAACCTGATGTTGTATGAGGGAACATACATTGCTGATAGTTTTACTATGAATTACAGCAATACATCTCAAAGATTTGTTTTATCCAATCCAACAATTGATACTGGTAGTATTTCCGTAACAGTAATTGAAGATGGTGGATCTACAACTCTTGCTTACACAAAAACAGAAACCTTAATTGGTCTAACATCGCTGACAAGAGCTTATTTTGTAGAAGCTGCTGAGAATCAGCAATATGAAGTAAGATTTGGTGACAATGTTTTTAGTAGAAAGCCAAATGATGGTGCAGTGATCGTTGTTGAGTATAGAACATCCAGTGGAGAATTGCCAAATGGTGCTTCTACATTCCTCAATGACGGAAATATTGATACGCATGCCAATGTGTCTATTAGAACTATTTCAAGTGCTGCTGGTGGAGCAATCAATGAAACTATTGAATCAATTAGATACAATGCTCCAAGAAACTTCCAAGTTCAAGGAAGAGCTGTTACTGCAACCGATTACGAAACAATCCTAAAAGCTAACTTTGGTGATATCCAAAGTATTTCAGCTTATGGTGGAGAGGATTTGGTTCCTCCACAATTTGGTAAAGTATTCATCTCTGTCGACGTCCAAAATGCTGACGGTACACCAGCAAACAGAATCAAAACGTTCAGTGACTTTATTAAAGATAAAACTCCTTTGACTGTTGATGTGGTGTTTGTTGATCCACAGTTCATGTACGTTAAGGTTGTTTCTGATATTAAGTATAACGTAAACGCAACTACAAAGTTGTCTAGTGATATTAGAACATCTGTATTATCGAAGATCAGTGCTTACAATACTAACCATCTTGAGGGATTCAAGAAGACTGTTTACTATTCTAAGTTAACTAAAGAGATCGATTCAGCTGATGATAGCATTGTCAGTAATGATACTGAAATTCGTGCTATCAAGATTATTACTCCTACAACAAACGTCGATCAGAGCTTTGAAGTTGATTTTGGTTTCCCTTTACAGTCAGAAACCGGGGTTGTACTAAACACAGCTGAATATCACTACGGACACACTGTCCAATCATCTCCTTTCACGTATCAAGGCTATAGATCAATTTTAGTTGATGATACAAGAGGTTTGATATATGTTGCTAAATTAACAAGCGGTGTAGTAGAGATTAAAAAGGCTGTTGGTGTTGTGGATTATACAAACGGTAATCTCACTATTCAAGACCTCAATGTTTCTAGTTATGAAGGCGTTGGTATTAAGCTGTATGTTAGAAGCAACACCAAAGATTTTTCAAGTACACAGAATGTTATTCTTGCTATCAAAGATGAAGATGTAACAGTTACAGTGACACCAGTTAAGTTATGAAGAATATTGAAGACTTAGTTTCCCCGTTAATTCAATCGCAGTTCCCCGCCTTCTATAATGAAGAGGGTCCGTTGTTTATTGAATTTGTTAAGTCTTATTATAAGTGGTTAGAAACTACTGGGCAGCAAGCATACTATTCAAGAAACTTAATTGAATATAGAGACGTTGATAAAACTGTAGATGAATTTATAGTTCACTTCAAGGAAACATTCCTTAAAGATCTTCCTTTGTCTGTTCAAGCTGATGAAAGAATGTTCATCAGAAACATTCTCGACTTGTATCAGAACAAAGGAAATGAGCAAAGCGTTAAGCTTGCGATGAGAGCTCTTTTCAATCAAGACTCTGCAATATATCTCCCTGGTCAAGACGTTTTAAAATCCTCGGATGGCACTTGGACAAAACCAAAATACTTGGAAGTCACCGTATCACCAAGAAACATAACGTTTGTTAATAAAGAAGTTGTTGGTGTGTCGACAGGTGCAAAAGCCTTTTGCGAAAGTGTTGTGAAGAAAAGGGTCAATGGTAAGTTTATTGACGTGCTTTTCTTGTCCAATGTAAGAGGTGACTTTCTTTATGGCGAGCAGGTTGTTGCAACATCCAACACAAACACCATTGATGCTCCTGCCATCACTGGTTCTTTAACTACACTTGATGTACTAAATGGCGGCCAAGATTTTGCTGTTGGAGATGAGTTCAATGTTGTTTCTGATAACGGTAGAAACGCTAAAGCAATTGTAACATCTATCTCTAGTGCTACTGGTAGAGTTAACTTTAAAATTAGAGATGGTGGTTTTGGATTCTCTAATACTGCAAATGTTTATATATCAGACAAGGTTTTAAGATATAACTCACTGACTAACAGCAATACACAAATTACAGCTTTCGGTAGATTTGAAAATGTATCTCAGCAAGTGATGAGAGTTGGGTTCACAAGTGCTGTGAACGCTCAGTATTTTGCAGCCAATACTATTTTATTTGCTCAAGGAAATTCCTCAGTAGCAAATGCAACAGCAGGAATTGTTTCCGTTACTTTGGTATCTAATGCTGTAGGTACAGTAAGAGTTAATAATATCTCAGGTAACATTGTAGCATCAAATCTAGTTTTCAAAGCTGATTTAGTGGACTTGGTCTATGACTCTGCTTCTAATGTATCTTTGTTTACTGCTAATTCTGTTATTGAAACTGTTAATGCAACATCATCAGCAAATGCTTTGATATTGTCAGCAACAACTGCCAATACTACTAGGGGATCTTTATTATTGAGACCAATCAGTGGTAATGTTTTTGCAACCAATACATCTTTTAGACTTGTTACTAATAACGCGACGATTGCTACAGTAAACACTTATACTTCTAATCTTTCTTTTACTGCTGTGGTTGCTAACAATGCAGACATTACAGCAAGAGGAAAATTGATTGGTTCTAATGCTACCCACATTGGTTTAGATTCAGTTTTAAATGCCTTCTATCCATCCTCTATATTTTCATATGTTGTTGGATCTACTTCTAATAGTTACGCAAATATTGATTTCGTAAGTTCTGGTACAGATGCTACTTTCAGTGTTGGATCTCTTGATAATGATGAAACGGTATTGCTGACTCCTGACCTACTTTCTTCTAATAATACAGGAAGTATTCCGTTTCTTGATATCAATCTTGATTTGAGTCCTAATAATGCCAATGCCACTGGGTACGGATTTGTTAAGTATCCTGGTGCCAACATCAACACTACTTTGCTTAATGCGCTGAGATATAACAGTACTGTTATTGGTACAGTAGCTTCTCTTACTTCAATTAATCCAGGAACGGATTATAACATTGATCCGTTTGTATTGGTTTATGAGCCTGATGTTGCTGGTTACAAACGCAAAGATTTTTCAATTACAATCAGCAGTCCAACTAAGTTATTTGTTGTAGGTGAGATTGTTAAGCAAACATCTAATTCAGCAGCTGTTCAGTTAAATGTTACAGACTTCTCTGGTACTGCTGCTAATGGTTCACCAACAACCTCCTTTGAAGCTAGTGAGTATGTGTATCAAAGCAATGGTACTTCAAATATTGCAACGGGTTTTGTTTATTCTTCAGGTATTACTGGTGGAAGCGGTACAGTTAAACTGTACACAACGACTGGTTCATTCCAGAATACAAACACTAATGGATATCAACTCCAAACACTAACTACTAACGCCACTGCCAACGTTGTTCTTGTAAACACCGCTGTAACAATATCCACAACAGCTGTAGGTCAAGTTAAAGAAGGATCTAATAGCACAGTGCTAGGTGTTAAAAGATTGAGTTTTGAAAATACTTTTTATCCTGCTAATACCATTATCGGTACTACTACTGGTGCACTAGCAACAATTGTAAGTGTAACAGAAGAAGCTAGTTCTTTACCAATTGGTGAAAATGCGGATATCAATGCTAACGTGCAAGTTGCCAATGCTGTCGTAAGTGGTGTTACGGTTCTTGATTCAGGATTTGGTTATATTGATGGAGAGAACGTTTCTCTTGAAAAGGAAGGATCTCCTTACATTGTTACAGCACAGACAACTCTTAATAAACAAGGTGTTGGTGAGGGGTACTTCTCAACCACTAGAGGTTTTGCTTCTAGCGACAAGAAAATTTTAGATAGCGACTACTACCAAGAATATAGTTACGAGATTCAATCTAAAGTTCCCTTCACAAAATACTCAGAAGTGCTTAAAAAGATTATTCACGTAGCTGGAACTAGAATGTTTGGTAAAGTGATTCTTTCTTCTGATCTTGATGTAAGTGCTAATGTGTCTTCGAAAATTGTTATTTCCTAGCATAAATAAGTTATATGTCTACAAAACTAGTTACCAATTATCTAAACTTGCATAACGCTAAGCAGTTCAGAGAGTCAATTTCTGAGACTGCCAACAGCATTTACTATGTGTTTGCTGGTCGTCATACACCTTATGCTGGTGGTGATGAAACCATCCCTAATTTAACAAACACTAACGACACTGTTAACATTGATCCTTACAAACTGATGGTTTTTGGAAAAAAGGTTTCCAATAATGATGTTAAGGTAATGATTCCAAGATATGATTGGGTATCCAACACTGTTTACACAGCTTATAGTGGTAATACCGATATATCCGTAAATAATTACTATGCTGTTGTAAATGCAGTATCATCTTTCCATGTGTTTAAAGTACTTGGAAACAATAATGGTGCACCTTCAACTATATCACCAAACTTTAATGACACTGGTGCTGATGATGAGTTTTATAGTACTTCCGATGGTTATGTTTGGAAGTATATGTACACAATTGATAGTTCAAGCTTCACAAAGTTTGCTACAGATGAATACGTTCCTGTTATTCCAAACGCAAATGTGAGTGGTAATGCAGTTTCAGGATCGATTGATGTTGTTTTAGTTGATTACGCTGGATCGAATTATAACACATATCTTTCTAATACGTTCATTTCATCTGACTTGACTATTGGTGGAGATCCAACAATATTCACAATTGCAAATAATGCTGTTGCATCTAATAGTTTCTATGATAACAGCTACATTTACATTAAAGGTGGAACTGGTTTAGGACAAATAAGAAAGATTGTTGACTATACAGTTATTGGTAATCAGAAAAAGATTACCGTTGATAGTGGGTTTAGTATTACTCCTGATATTACATCTGTTTATGAAATTACTCCTTCTGTATTATTTGAAGGTGATGGAACAGGAGCTATTGCTAGAGCTTTGGTTAACACAAACTCTTCTAATTCAATTTCAGGAATTGAGATTATTGAAAGAGGCGCAGGATACACTTACGCTACTACAACTATTCTTGGTAATACGGGCGGTGTTTCAAATGCAGCGTCTGTTTATGTTGTACTAGGACCTAAGGGTGGACATGGCAAGGATCCAGAATTTGAACTGGGCGGTAAGTACTTGGGTATCAGCGTAACTTTTGCTAATAATGAATCAGGTACAATTCCTGTTTCAAATGATTATAGAACAATCGGATTATTGAAGGATCCTTTGTTCGCAAACGTAACACTAACAATTGCTACTCCTACTGGTGTGTTTACAGATAATGAAGTTGTCACACAAACCGATTCCAATGCAACTGGTATTGTGAAAGGAAGTACGACTACAACCGTTGCTGTCTCTAATGTTACGGGCATCTTTGTAACAAACAAGATTATTACAGGTGGTACTTCTGGTGCTACCGCCAATGCTATTAGCTATGTTATCAATGATCAAGCAAAAGACTTTAACACATTTGATAACAGAGAACGATACACATACACAGCTGGTTCTGGCACTTTTGTAGAAGATGAAAAGGTGTTTCAACTTGATGTAGCTACTGCCAATGCCTACTACCATTCAAACGATGCCAATTATTATTATTTGACTGACTTAAGAGGTGTGCTTAATACCGGAAACACCATGATTGGTGTCAATTCAGGAGCCTCCATTACATTGAATAGCCGCTTGCCATCTGACATTGTTCAGGGCAGTGGAGAAGTGTTATACATAGAAAACGTAGATCCGATTGAGAGAAGTGTAAGCCAATCCGAATCTATAAAACTAATTTTGAAGTTTTAAGAGGACTAGATGTCATTAGAAACCAATTTCAACACCACTCCCTACTGGGATGATTTTAATGAAGATAAGGACTTTTATAAAATCCTCTTCAAGCCTGGTGTTGCCTTACAGACTCGCGAATTAAACCAACTTCAAACAATCCTCCAAAAGCAAGTAGAGAGATTTGGAGATCATGTTTTCAAAAGTGGTACAATTGTTAGTGGTGTTAACTTTATCTACAATCCTCTTTTAGCTTATGCTAAGATCCGTGATTTGCAAGAAGATGGCCAGCCTGCAAACCCACAAGACTATGTTGGCTTGTTTGTAAAAAACTCTGCAAATTTACAAGCTATTGTTATAAATTACTCTTCAGGTTTTGAGTCAAAGAGTCCTGATTTAAACACAATCTTTTTACAATATACCAACTCAGGTAACACATACAATCTTGAAGCATTTTCAAACGATGATGTTTTGGAAGTATTCAGTAAGGAAAATAACTTATTTGATGTTGATGTAAACAATGGTGGGTTGGGCTTTGCCAACTCAGACTCTCTGCATGTTATCAGTGCTTTGACTGTTCAAATATCCAGTGGTGCTTTCACCAATGGTGAGATTTTTACACAAGCAACATCCGGTGCTAGACAACAAATTGTTGGTATTACTAATGGTTCAACAGCGAACACAAAGATTCTTTCTGTCAAACCCATCAACTCAGAGCAGCTAGCAAATACATCAGCCAATTCCACGTCATGGACCGTTTCTACGGGTTACAACATTACTGGCAATACTTCCAGTGCAGTTGCCAATGTTATCTCTCAAATCGGTAGTGGAGCTACTGGATCTATTATCACTGATTCACTTGGTGTTGTTCAAAACCTAGTTATTTCCAATGGTGGTAAAGATTACACTACGCTTCCTCAAGTGGTCATCAAGCCTGCTTCTGGTTCCGCTTCTGTTTCCACTTTGGATTTGACAGCTAGAACATATAAGACGAAAGTTCGTGTTGCTCCTGGTACATTTGCTGATCCTGTTGGATATGGATATTCATTTGGAGTGACGGAAGGTGTGATTTACCAAAAGGGAACATTCTCAAGGGTACTTCCACAATCTATTATTGTATCAAAATATTCTACATCTCCTGATAATTTATCGGTCGGATTCACTTCTGATGAGTCTATCGTTAAATATACAACCGACTCCACACTTTACGATAATGCCGCAAACACTTATAATGAGACAGCTCCTGGTGCTGATCGTCTAAGAATTAGACCTACATTGTACGTTGTCAATACAGATATTGGTGCTGCAAATTCTCAATTCCTGTCATTGGTGGAATTTAGTGATGGTAGGGCTTCAAAGGAAAACCGTAATACAGTTTACAATCAACTTGCTAAAGAGTTTGAAACAAGAACTTTTGAATCCGCTGGTAATTTTGTAATCAATACATTTAGAAGCTCAACCAAAGAGAAGGCCGCAAATACCTCTCACGTTTCCGTGGTAGTGGATCCGGGCCTTGCTTACATTAGTGGTAAGCGAGTAAAAACTACAAGTAATATTTCCAAAGACGTTCAAAAGTCAAACACTGTATTCACTAAGACGAATCAAACCATTACGGCTAATTTTGGTAATTATGTCAAGGTAAATGAGCTAGCAGGATTCTTCGATTTTAAAACTGGTGGTACTGTTAACTTATATGATACAGCTAAAACATATTTGACAAATGTTACAGTTGGATCAACAGCTACGATCACCCCAGCTGGAACCTTAATTGGCACAGCAAGCATGAGATCTATTGTGTACCAAGAAGGTACTGTTGGAACTCCAAATGCATTGTACAGAATGTATTTGTTTGATATCACAATGAATTCTGGTAAATCATTCCGTGATGTTAAATCATTCTATTTTGATGGTTCGTATGATGGGGTTTGTGATGCAGTGCGTGAAGCGGATGGAACATCCGGTGCAAACATTGCAGTATTGTATGACACAAACAATCCTGATATCATTTTCCCAACAGGTGTAAAAGCTGTTAAATCTATTTCTGATATTAGCTACACATACAGAACTTCGACGGAGAATCTGACACTTGGAACAGATGGTACTATCCAGATTACTGCTCCAACAACTTACACGTTCCCATATTCCGGATCATTGTCTTTATCAGCAGCTCAAAAAGCTGATTTTGTAATTGCTCCTGTATCGAATACTTACACAGCAAACACTACTGGAACATCGTCAGGTAATACAACATCTGCTAACTTGGTAGGAACATCAACATCTTATCTTGCTGATTACGCAGCTGGTGACTACATTTCCTTCTACACTACAACATCTGCTTATGATGTGAGAAGAGTTGAAAACGTTGTTAATAATACTTTAATTATTCTCAATAGCGCGTTAACGGCTGCTAACAGTTCAACTACAACAGCTTTGTTCTTCCCTGCTTACTATCCATTGGATTTAAGTAGATCAACAAGATCTATTACAACATCTGCCAATGCTGCTGTGGCAACAGTTGCTTTGAATGAAACAGTTGTATCAGCAAATGTAGTAGCATTCTACAATATTAGAATACCTTCTGCTACCCAGATCCATAAAGATCTTGATAGAGACTTGTATGTTAAAATCTACACTGGTAATAACGTAACAGTTTCTGCTTCAGGTAACAACACTACAGGTCCTTGGAGTCTTGGTATTCCTGATACATTCAGATTAAAGAATGTATACTACGGTAACACTGCTTCCAGCACTGACGTAACCAAACACTTTTATGTTAACGCATATAACGATGGGGATATTGTTAAAAATGCTGATCTCAGATTAGTCCCAGGATCCGACCTTGCCATTTCAAACACTCAATGGCTGCTTGCTAAATTTGATGCTTTCGATGTTAATACAGCAGAGGGATTCATCACAATTAATTCTTACAATGATTTAATTGATGATTCTACTGGTTATAGCAATAACACTTATATCAATCGATTGGAAGTTCCAGAAGTACTAACTTCTGATAGCAGATACTATGATGGAATTGATTGTTTCGACTTTAGACCGTTTACAACTAATACAGCAGTATATTCTACTACTGTGGCAGGTTCAACTATTAACCCAGCCAATACCCAATCACTAAGTGCTGATGAGAAGTATTTTCCAGTACCTGATTCTGCTATTACCTTTGATATTGATTTTTACGGAAGTAGAATTGATAGAGTAGTAGTAAACAAGGATGGTAATATTTCTGTTATTCAGGGCGCTCCCGATGTGGTCAACCTAAAAGAACCAGGAGCTCCATCCGACTCAATAACAA